TCGACAAACCGGCACATCAGCAGGTTATCGAATTCCTCGGCGCTGTATTCCAGCCGCAGCTCGTCGATGTCGAACAGGTCGCAGCCGCCGGCCTGCGCGTCCATGATCGTCACGATCTGCCGCCAGACCTTGTCCGGCCCCTGGAACCCGCCCGCCAGCCGCGCATGAGAGATGTCGATGTCTAGCTGCTCGGCCTTGGCCCGCCGCCGGTTCACCCGCGCGCCGCTCCAGAACGCATACGCCTCGTGCTGCAAGCTGCTCGGCGTGCTGAAGTAGGTCTTGCGCCACTTCTTGTGCATCGCCATGCTGCTGGCCACCTTGTTCAGCTCTTCAAATTTGTGTGTCCAGAAAAATTCATCGAAATAAAAATTGCCGTGGTAGCCTTGCGCAGTGCGGGCGTTCGTACCCAAAAAGTATAGCTCCGCGCCGTTGCCAAGCACAATCGGATCGCCCGCAAGATCGACGCCAGCCGCATCGTGCGAGAAAGACACGATGTATTGCCGGAAGATGTGCGCCTGCGCCTTCGACGCCGACAGAAAAATCTGGTTCCGTCCGGTTTCCAGCGCGTCCACCAGCGCCTCCCGCGCAAAGTACCAGGTGGCGCCGATCTGCCGGCTTTTCAGGATGGCCCGCGTGCGCTGCCCGCTCGCGTCCCACCACTGGCGCTGGTAGCCGTACAGCGAATCCAGAAACGCGCTCTTGATCTGCCCGGTCTGTTCCTCGCCGAACACGTTGCGCTCCGGCCTGCGCTTCGGGCCGGCATTGCGCCGCTCGATGTTCGGGTTCAGATCGATCTCGCGCCCGCTGACTTCGTAGCGGCGAACCCGCGCCAGCCGCTCTATCTGGCGACCAAGCAGGTCGATTTCCTTGTAGTCGCCGCCGGTTTTTACCGACTTGTCAATCAGCGTGCACAGCCGCGCTTCCAGCGCGCCCTCCACGCGGTCGGCCGGCCTGGCGGCATCCCACTTCTCGCGGTCTTTCCACGCCGCCACCGTGCGGCGCGGCACCCCGATGTGCGCGGCGATGTGCGTGCAGCGCCAGCCCATCCAATACAGCGCCCGCGCCTGGCGGCGGTGCGCCAGGCGCGGATCGGTGGTGGGGTCGGCAACGGCGACGGCGGCATCCATGCGCCAGCAAGTTAGCCGCATCGCGCTCCACGCGCATCCGCGCGCGCCTGTAAGCGGCGCGCTTACAGCGGGCGCGCCTTGCAAGGGCGGCGCGCGCGGGCAAACATGGCGGCGTCGCGCGAGCAGCGCCAACCAACAGGACACGACCAATGTCTGCAAAAAGCAAGTTTTTCCGCGTGGCCACCGAGGGAGCGACCACCGATGGCCGCAACATCGAGCGCGCCTGGATCGATCAGATGGCCAAAAACTTCGATCCCAAAAAATACGGCGCCCGCGTGTGGCTTGAGCACATTCGCGGCGTCGTGCCCGGCGGCCCGTTCGACGCCCTCGGCGACGTGACCGCCCTGCAGGCGCGCGACGTGGAAGACGGCAAGCGCGCCCTGTTCGCCCAGATCGAGCCGCTGCCCGCGCTTCTCGACCTCAACAAGCGCAAGCAAAAGCTCTACACCTCGTGCGAGGTCAACGCAAAATTCGCCGACACCGGCCAGGCGTACCTGACCGGCCTGGCCGTTACCGACACGCCCGCCAGCCTGGGCACCGAGTTGCTGCAATTTGCCGCCCACGCGCAAAACAACCCGCTGGCCGCGCGCAAGAGCGACCCGGCGGCCATGCTCAGCGAAGCCGTGCCGTTCGAGTTGGAGCTCGAGCCGGAAACCGCGCCGCCGCCCGACAACACTGCGGGAGCGCTGACGAAACTGGCCGACATGTTCGCCAAGCTGCTCGGCGGCGGCGAGCCGCACAAAGCCGCGCCCGCCGCGCCGGAACCCGCCGCCGCGCCGCAAGCGCAGCCCGCGGGCAGCGCCGCGCCAGAGGCCACGCCGGCCGCCCAATTTGCCGGCGCGCTGGTTCAGCTCACGGCAGTCATGCAGGGCTTTGCCGCCGCGCAGACCGCCACGCAAACCCAGATCACCGCTCTGCGCTCAGAGCACGACGCGCTGGTGCAGCGCCTGTCACAAACACCCGCCGACGCCGGCCGCCCGCCCGCCACCGGCGGCAACGGCAGCGAACTGACCGATTGCTGAACCACCCAGGGAGACCCACATCATGCGCAACGACACCCGCAAACTCTTTACCGGCTACCTGCACCAACAGCAGCGGCTGAACGGCGTTTCCGACGCCACCGAAAAATTCGATGTGCAGCCCTCGGTGCAGCAGACCCTGGAAAGCAAAATTCAGGAATCCAGCGCCTTCCTCTCGAAGATCAACCTGATCGGCGTGCGCGAAATGAAGGGCGAGAAACTCGGCCTTGGCGTCGGCTCCACCATCGCCAGCCGCACCGACACCAGCGGCGAAGGCGAGCGCAAAACCACCGACCCCACCACCCTGTCGGCGCAAGGCTACGAGTGCGTGCAGACCAATTACGACACGCACATCCGCTACGCCAAGCTCGACGCCTGGGCCAAGTTTCAGGACTTCCAGACCAAAATCCGCGACGTGGTCAACCAACGCTGCGCGCTCGACCGCATGATGATCGGTTTCCACGGCGCCAGCGCCGCGGCCAACACGAACCGCACCGCCAACCCGCTGCTGGAAGACGTGAACATCGGCTGGCTCAAGCACATCCGCACCGCCGCGCCAGAGCGCGTGCTCGGCGATGGCGCGGCCGCCGGCCACATCACATACGGCGGCGCTGGCGCCGACTACAAACACCTCGACGCGCTGGTGTACGACGCCTACAAGAGCCTGCTCGAACCCTGGTACCAGGAAGACCCGCAACTGGTCGCCATCGTCAGCCGCGACCTCATGCACGACAAGCTGTTCCCGCTGGTCAACAACAACGATGCGCCCACCGAGCGCCTGGCCGCCGACATCGTGCTCAGCCAGCGCCGCCTGGGCGGCCTGCAAGCCGTTGCCGTGCCGTATTTCCCTGACGGCACCATCCTCATCACGAGGCTGGACAACCTCTCCATCTACTACCAGCTGTCTGGCCGCCGCCGCGCCGTCATCGACAACCCGAAGCGCGACCGCGTTGAATGGTTCGAGAGCAGCAACGATGCCTACGCGGTCGAGGATTACGGCCTGTGCGCCCTGATCGAAAACATCGAACAGGCCGCGCCGCCCAGCGGGCCCTGAGGACTAGGCCACCATGCAAACCCCCGCCCAACGCCACCGCCTGCGCGCGCTCGCCGCGCGGCAGGCCCCGGCCAGCGACCCGCACGGCCAGCCGCAAGGCTCGGCATACGAGCTGATGCAGGCGCAGTTGCACGAGCACCTGCGCACGCTCAAGGGCATCAAGTCCGTCGAGCGCAAGATCGAGGCCAAGCGCGCCATGCTGGCCGACTACGACGCCTATCTTGACGGCGTGCTGGCGGCCGACAAAGGCGGCCCCGACGTGGTGCTGACCACGCTGCTGGTCTGGCACCTGGACGTGGGCGCCTGGAGCGTTGCGCTGGCCCTGGCCGGTTACGCCATCAGGCACGGCCTCGCGCTGCCGGACCAGTACCAGCGCGACCTGCCCACCTTGCTGCTCGACGAAGTGAGCGATGCGGTCATCGCCGGCAAGCTCGAAGGAATCCCGGCGCTCGCGCATCTGCACACCGTGGAGCGGCTCACCGAAGGCAAGGACGCCCCTGACCAGGCCCGCGCCAAGCTGTACAAAGCCGCCGGCTGGGCGCTGATGGGCAAAACCCGCAGCCGCTACACCGACCCCAAGGACGGCCTGCCGCTGCCCGACTGCCAATTGGCCCTGCAACACCTCACGCGAGCGCTGGAACTCGACCCCAACGCCGGCGTGAAAAAAGACGTGGAGCGCCTGCAACGCCGCATCGAGCAACTCGGCGGCGGCAGCGGCGCTCCCACATGAGCGCACCCGCGCCCTTGGCGGCCCGTGGGCCGCGCGGCCAGCCGTAACAGGCGCACCGCAAGGCCCACGGCCACCGCCAACCCAGATCGTTGAACAGCAGCCGCCATGCCCTTCGTCGCCACCGCCAACCCGCCCGATTCCGGCAAGGAACAACCCGTCCAGAACGACGGCTGGTTCCCTGACATGGACCCGGCGCAGGTGCGCGCCGCCTGCCGGCTCGACGGCACGGTCACCACAGACCGCCTGATCCCCGCCCTGCAAGCGGCCATGCTCTCCGTCAATTCCGAAGCGCGCGGCTGGCAAGCCGCGCAGCGTGCCGCTGGCCACGAGAAACTTGCCGATATACCCGCGCCAGCGCTTGGCGGGCAATCGGCGCTCCTGCTGCACTACCAGCGCGCCGTCCACGCCTGTTTGCAGGCCGACCTGATGGAGGCGTACCGCAACCTCAGCACCCTGCCAGACGGCAGCGGCAAGGAGCAGCGCGTGCTCGAAGCCGTGGTGGTGCAAATTGACGAACAGCGGCGCAAACAGCGCTGGGCCATCAGCGACCTGCTCGGCATCCCGCGCTCCACCGTGGAGCTGATATGAGCGCCGCCGCAACAACCGCAACCGTCCGCGCCCGCGAGCACGACACGCTCGACCTGCTCTCATGGCGGCACATGGGCCAAACCGCCGGCGTGGTCGAGGCCACCCTGGCCGCCACGCCCGGCCTGGCCGCTCACGCGGCCGACTTGCCCGCCGGCTCGCCGGTCACCCTGGTCTGCGCGCCGGCGCGGCCCGCGCCGCTGGTACAGCTTTGGACTTGATGCCATGAATTTGTTTGGCCCCGTCATATTCGCCCTGCTGCTCAAAATACAGACCGCCCTGACCGGGTTGTTCCAGGGCCGGTTGCGCGTGCAGGAGTTTCTGACCAGCGGCACATTTAATCCAAGCGCCGCCCTGCTTGCGCGCGGCGGATCGGTGTGGGTACGGATTACTGGGGGCGGGGGTGGCGGCGGTAGTGGAAGCAGTAACTTTTCTGGTGGTGGTGGTGGTGGTGGTGGTGGTGGCGGCGGCGAGGATATTACGCGGCCATATACAGTAACTGGCGCGGTGTCTGTAACGGTCGGCGCTGGAGGTTCTGGCGCCACTGCAGTGACATCCGTACCGTACAACGGTGCCGTTGGCAGCACGGGGGGGGCGTCTTTTTTCGGCGCGCTCACGGCGCTTGGCGGCGGCGGTGGCGGAGGCGGATTATTTGCCTCCTCACCCGCCGGAGTTGGCGGCGCGGGCGGCGCGGGCGGAAATAGAGGCGGAGATGGGCGTAATGGAGTTGCCACTTTCGCCAGCGGCAGCGGCAGCGGGGGCGGCGCGTACGGAAGGGGAGGAAGTGGCGGCGGCAGCGGCGCAGTAGGAGCCTCGGGCAGCAGCGCGGCGGAAAACAGCGGCGGCGGCGGCGGCGGCGGAAATCAGGGGAGTCCGGCCGGCGCTGGCGGCAATGGCGGATCTGGACGTGTGATCGTCTGGTGGTACGAATAAAGGAGCCGCCATGAAATACGCAGTCATTGATGGCGGGATCGTCATCAACATCATCGAAGCCGACGCTAAATTTGTGGTGGCGCTCACCGGGCACGATTCCGTGGTCGAGGCCGGAGATGCCGGTATCGGCTGGCTTTGGGACGGCAAGCAGCTTTCCGCGCCCGCTCCGGGGCCGCAAGCGCAAGAAACTCCGGAGCCGCGCCACATCACCGTGTTGGCGTTTCGCGACCGCTTTACCGAGGACGAGCAGACGATGATGGAGTTTCTGCTGCTCGATGACCCGGCGGCCGACATTGGCGTGCGGATGCTATCGGCCAAGCTGCGGGCGCGAGACAAGAAATCGCTGGCGGCCACGTACATCGACCTTGACCGGCAGGACACCCGCGCCGGCGTTGCGGCGCTGGAGGGTTTTGGCCTGCTTGCGCCTGGCCGGACGCTGGAAATCCTTGACGCGCCGGTTCGCCAGGAGGAACGCGCCAAATGAAGCTCGCCCTGCGCTCAACCGCGGCCACGAACAATTGGTGGTTGCGCTTTTGCGCCTGGTTGACCCGCGCGCGCCTGTGCTCACAGTGGTGTCATGGCGCCATCGTGATCGACGGCTTGCTGTACCAGGCCAATACGGCGCGCGGCCTGCACTGCACGGCGGACTGGAACCCGGCGCACTGGACGCTGATCGACATAGGCAAGTGCCACGAAAAGCGGGCGCTTGCGATTTTTGAAGCGCGCGACGGGGCGCCATACGACTGGCTCGGCGTGCTGGGTTTTGCGCTGCCGGTGCGCGGAGACCGGCGGGCCTTGTACTGTTTTGAATGGTGCGCCATTGCCATTGGAGCGCCACCGGCGCGCTGGCAAACGCCGGAACGCCTGCTGTCTTACATCCTCATGAAGGAGAAACGGCCATGTCGATCCTGCTGTACCTGTTGATCGCATGCGCCTCCCTGCTGGCCGGATTGTTTGGCGCTGCGCTCTTGATTCAGGAGCACGCCAGGTTTGCCGTGCGCGAGCGGCTGTTTGCGCTGTCCGGCGTGTCCGACGCGCACAAGGCGTCCGCGTGGGAATGTTTTGGGCGCGCCGAGCTGCTTGCGCCGCCGTGGCGGGCGCTGCGCGACAAGCTGATCGCCCCCCTTGTGCTGCTGATTCCGTTGATGCTGCTCCCGCGCGAGGCCAACACCCTGCCTGCGTGGCTGGCTTACTACCGCAATAACGCGGGCGAGGGCGACGGAATCAACGGCGACGGCCAGGCCGTGCTGCGCGGCGGCACATGGATCAACCTGCGCGACATCGGCTGGCGGCCAGAACCCGGTGAGCGGGTCTATACCTACGACGATCCGGATTACGAGGGCGATGCGTATTACGCGCCCGGCCACCATCCGCGCAGCTGGTACGCCAGGTGGGTCTGGCTGGCGTTTCGCAACGTCGCCAGTCAGGTGGATGTCATCGCCGGCGCTGACGTGACGCAACGCCCGGCAGTTCTCGCCTGCGGCTCCGGGGCCGCGGGCGGCGAGTGGTCGCTGCGGTGGGACGGTGGCGATCTGTACCAGTTTACGCTGCAAGAGCCGCTGATTGGCGCTCTCAATTGGAGAGCCAATGTCGGGTACAAGCTCGGCATCGTGGCCAACCGGCCAGACCCTCTGACCCCAAGCGAGGGCGAACAAATCGGCGGCGCGCGCGCTTCCGTGATTTGCACCTGGGCGGCGTTCAACCGGGGCGCTTCATGATCGAGCACGACAGCGAGACTGCGCACCACGTCATCGCCGCCGCCGGTGGCAAAGTCACCGCGCTCGGCGCGGCTGGCGGCGTGGTGGGCTGGGCCACGGCGGATGTGCTGGTCGGCGTGATCAGCGTGGCGCTGGCCTTTGTGGGCCTGCTGGTGACCGTGGTGTTCCGCTGGCTGGACTACCGCGCCAAGTGCGTTCGGCGCGATGCCGAGGAAGCGCGCGCCCAGGAGAGGCACGCGCTCCAGGTGGCCGTGTACAACGCGCAGCTTTCCGGCGCCAGGCCGCGCCCGGCGCCGGGCCCCCATGGGATCGACGCGCACGGTGGGGAACTCTAGTGGCCGAGGCCCGCACCCTGCTGATCGCAAAAATCGGCGCCACCGCCGCCGCGCTGGCGGTGGCGCTGGTCACCGCCTGGGAGGGCTACCGCGCCCGCGTCTATTACGACCCGGTGGGCAGATTGGCCGTCTGCTACGGGCACGACGA